CATGGTACGCATTTGGCAAAAGCAACGAGGAAATCTCAGAAAGAGTAGTACACGTGCTGACCGATGCGCCCACCGCGGTGAACACAGATTACAGTCGCTTTGACGGACGCATCTCGAACCTTTTGAGGCACCTAGAGACTATTGTCTTCACTCGGGCGTACAAGAGGTGCTACCTTCCTCAACTCCTAGACCTCCTGCGTTCGCAGCAGAACTTGACCGGAACGGGTCGCCACGGCACGTCTTATGACAGTGGCACATCCCGCGCTTCTGGGTCCCCGGAGACATCCTCCAGCAACACTCTCGACAACGCATTCGTCGCGTACCTTGCCCTTCGCTCGGAACCACACCTCGGCAGACAACGTTCTGCCCTTGAGGCGTGGGACGGCCTGGGGATCTACGGTGGCGACGACGGAATGACAGCAACCCTGTCAATCCCGGCGTATGAGCGTGCGGCACGCCAGCTTGGCCTCAAGCTGGAGTGCGACCAGGTCAAACGTGGAGATTTTGGCATCACTTTCCTGGCCCGTATTTACGGGCCAGAGGTGTGGTACGGGGACACGACATCATGTTGTGACATTCCCCGCCAGATCTCCAAGTTTCACACCACCGTGAAACTGTCGTCGGGCATCACGCCCGCGATGAAGCTTCAGGAGAAAGCACGCTCTTTCTACCTGACGGACAAGAACACACCCGTCATCGGGGAGATCGCGACGAAAGTCGTCGAACTCTTTGGCGAAGTCGCTTACGACGAGCGACTCCGCCTCATGACACGGTGGGGTACGACTGGCTCGTCAGCCGGCCAGTACCCCAACGACAAGCGCGACTGGATGCAGGATTATGCACAGACATCCATGGAGAGGTTTCAGTTCGACCACGACCTCTTCGCGGCCTGGATCCAGTCGGCCACGAAGGAGACAATTTTGTCTCCACCGCTCTGCGGCCTCCCCGTCGAGGCCGCGGGCAAGGTGGATGTCAACGTCGATGGCGCGATCACGCCAGCGACGGAGACAAAACCACCGAAGAAGAAGAAGTCTCGACGGCGTCAGCCCAAAACTGACGCCGTGAAGAAGAAGAAGAAGAGCGCGCGTAAACCGCGCGCTCCGAAGACCAACTCTTGAGTTGGGACCTGGGGAAGAGCATGGCCTGTCACTTGGACAGGCCAGTCATATTTTAGCAACATTTGCTCCTACCCTTACAAATTGACAAAGATGGTTAATCGCACTCGCAAGACACGCGTGGTTACTGCACCTATCGCGCGCGCTAAGGCGCCAGGCAGGTCCAGCAAATACCCCGCTGTGCCGTTCACAGGGACGGAACGACTCGTTTCGGTCGCACCGACGGCCGAGGACGGCTCCAGTTTCATTCGCACATTCGATTGGAATCCTGGGCTCGCAGCCACGTTCTCCGCCGGCCATTACCAAGCACAGAACTTCGACAAGTACTCTATGCTGCCTGGTAATGCCATCAGATACACACCCTCCTGCTCCACTCTGACGAGCGGGAGTGTGTACATCCTGATCGACTACGACCCGAACGACTCCGCTCCCGCGACCGAGATTGAGTTCGCCGACAACGAACTCACCAAAACTTGTTCCATGTATTCTACGATGTCAGCGCCCATTGATTTGAGTCAGCTTGACAACTGTAAAATGCTCATCAGAACGGGACCAAGCGCGACCGACAAACTACTTACGGACCCGTGCGCCATACATATTGGTGCATTCGGGTTCGGTAGCGCGGCGGCCGCCGAAGGACTGGTGCTTGGACACCTACACATTGATTACAGGGCTAAACTACATGTACGGCAACCGGTCCCCTCTGGACCCGTTCTGCCGCGCAATGTCCTGTCACTGACATACGCCACTGGCCAAGTCCCCGGCGGCACGAATTTGTTGGCATCTAGCACGACGCCCCAGTTTAATACACTGGGCGCGACCTTGCAGGGTTCCAACATATTCTTGCCTCCCGGAGCTTACGACCTCCAGTGTCGTCTGGGCTTTTCCATACCGAGCAACGCCACCGTTGTGTTCCTCCGTGTGCAGTTCCGCCTAGATGGTGCCAATGTGTTCCTGTCCCAAAATGATTTTAGCGCAACCCCGACCGAGAACTTGTTCGCCAGCATTCAAACGAATCGCATCCTTGTTGTTGAGGAAGGCCAAGCACTCTCCATCACCGTGACCCACGACCACACGTCGTTCGTTACTTTGCAGGAGGCTCTCTCGTCATTTACAGCGCGTCTGATCTGATGTCAACACGTTCATCTCGCAAGTCGCAAAACTCACGCTCCCGAAGGAAGCGCAGAGTTGTCGACTTTGATGTGGCGTCGTCTCATAGCTCAAACCTCTCGGGGTTTTCGAGCTTGCCGACGCCAGTGCCTACCCCAGAATGTAGGCCCAAACCTGCCACGAAAGACAAAACGAAACCTATCTCGTTTCTTGCGTGGAAGTCGAAACCGGACGGCCGTTACAACTATCGTAACGGCTTCTGGTACGAGGCTCCCAAGCCTAAGTACTTCTGGTCCCGTAACAACAATGAATACGAGATCATTCAGGGGAAACTATATTCATGGTCTGAC